CTTACCAATAAATGTGAAGTTATCGCATCCATTCAGGCGCAGTGGGGTCAGTCCACGCTTATCATCACCCACATACTCAAGGGTGGAAGATGCATCCACTTCAAACACCAGATTGGTGATATTCGTCAGGTCGAACACGCGCGTCAGGTCAAATGCACCGGAGTAAAGCAGGGTGTCCCTGATAACCAGTCCGCGGATTTCAAGCCAGTCCATATTGCTCAGGGTTACGATCGTACCTAAGCCACCGCTACCTGGGCCAAAGTTCACAACCTGGTCAAAAATAATTTCAACGTTTTTTAGGTTATTAGATGTGATGTAAGACTGCAAAGATTGCAGCGTACCGAATCGGGAGAAGTAAAGGACACGTTTATTTACAACCGAATCAAGAGCATCTTTTACTGTAGATGAGCCGTAGCCGACCAGACTTGCCTTTTCACCGCTGGCAAGATCAGTTCTTAGTGATGCATCGCCTACGCTAAGCCATGCACCAGGTCCGATTCCTCCTGATGTTTCCGGCGTAGAGCCAGGTGCTACGCTCTTTGGTAACTCGCCATCCCAACGATAATATTCGCCGGTAGCCTCATAGCGTAGCACCTGATTAGGAAGCGTAAGATTATTCCCATCTTCGAAGCTATCAAGAGTGATATACCCGAGGCTTGAAATAGCCGTTGATGCTGTGTAATTGATGCCAGCTATTGTCCAGTGCTGATTACCAAACCTGTCAGCGTATGTATGAGCAGGCGATGTAACGAATTCGTCAATTTTCCCCGCGTTATACTTCAGGTCGCGATAAGATTCGCTTGGTACTGGCAAATTGGTAGGTTGAGTAGCCATATTGATTCCATAAAAAACCCGGCGCGGTGGCCGGGTCTGGTTGGTCGGGGACGGTTCTTATTGGTAGATGGCGTCGCTGTACTCCGCGACGGTCAGAGATACCGTGTTGTCTGTGTTCGGTTTGATGCTGTTGACCGTCCATAGTTGACTGTCCAGTTCCTCCACTGTCGCAATGAGGTAGCGCGACGGGAGCTGCACAGTGTCTCCGTTCCATATATTGAGCTGAATGTCGGGTATTGCCGCGGTGAAGCCGTACTTCGTGTCGCTGCGGGCGGTGGCCGGATAGCGCAGAGTCGGGTTACCCAGGCTGTCGGTAACCAGCACATACATCGAGCCGGTAAACGTGATCGGCTCGCTGGTATCAAAGTTATTCCCGGCGCGGCCAGTGATGTAACCCTGTTGCTGGTTGCTGTCGTAGATGTCGGGCATCTGAATGACGCTACCGACCTGGATAATGCCGTCCTCAAACACCTTGGCGTTCATCTTCACGCGCGAGTAGATCAGGCGCTTGGTTTCGCGCAGAGCTCGCTCCCGGGCCTGATACTCATTACGGAAGCCGACGATCTCCAGCTTGTTCGTGTTCTCCGCTTCCTGTTCAACGATAGCGCCGTTCAGCACGCGGTAGTTGATGTACGTCTTGTTGTTCGTGGTCGGGTGAACGTAGGACACCTGCACGCCGTCATAACCGCCCGGAAGAGTAGCTTCGTACGTCATTTTGTACTCGTCAGTCTTCATGTTCGCCCGGTTGAATACCGCCGCCGGATAGTCAACTTTCTGATCACGGGTAAACGTCAGCACGCCGTCGTCCCAGTACGCCACAACAGATGCCGCATTACAGATCGCCTGGACTCGGTCGCCCAGCGAGTCATTCTCATCATCGAACGTGTAATCGAAGTAACCCAGACGCTCGTCAGGCAGGCTCTCAGCAATAGAGTACAGACCGTACAGGTCAATACTGCTTACCGGCTGCTCGCCCATAATCAACCAGGTATGCGCCACCGCATCAGCGAACGAGCGCGACGGCCTCAGGGTGTAATCCACCGTCTGCGTGTCCAGGTCGTACGTAATGGTGTGGCGCGTCACCAGCGCGTTGTATTTGCGCTCACGGCTGCCAAGAGCGTTCTCTGTCGCCCGGACTTTTACGCGCACCAGCGTGTCGGTCGGGTGAACGACGTTTGTCCTGATGTTGATGCTGTGGATCTCTTCGACCTTGAGCAGTGACGCGTCACCGGAGTTATCCGTGCGCTGGAAGCTGACCGCGTATTTCCCGAACCCGCCGGTCGGAGTGATCTTGTCAGTGCGATAAAACACCTCGCTCGTCGACTGGTGCGGCGTCGTCTGCCGGTACGTAAACGTCTGCTGCGTTCCCGGAACCTGGTTGTAGTCGTCGTCGATTTTCCAGATGACAACCTTCCAGTTGGTCTCTTTCTTCCCGCCGAGGCTGGACTGTGTATGCAGCCACAGCTGAGTTGACTCGACCGGGGAAAAGAACGGCCCAACCACCAGCGCCTCGTTATCGTTAAGGATGAATTTCGTGGTGTTGATCGTGGCATTCGCCGGGATGTCCTGCGGCCCCTCCAGCTGGTTCATTGTAAACGTGTACCAGCGCACCGGGTTAACAACCGCGCCGTCGTTTGTTTCAACCGCTGAAATCAGCGTGCCTGAGAATGTCGCGTCTGTGGTGACGCTGCCTGAGGCCGTGCTGTACGTCACGTTGATGGTGAAAGTCACAGCGTGCGGCAGAACCAGCCCCATGAAATAGTCAAACTCGGCTTGTTTCACGATTTTCATCGCTATCTGGCCGCCGGAATACGTTCCGCTGACCACCATGTTTGCCGTTGCTGTTTCTATAGGGAAGTCGCTGGCTTCGTTCTGCCCGGGAACCTCCTGGCCGTCAACGTCATCGAACCCGTATCCCTCGACGATCTGCGGGATTACTTCTCCCGGCTGGAAGAACTGGAATTCGGCACCAGCCAGAGAGCCCAGGCTCGATTCTGAGTAGCGCACAGACTCGTAATCGTATTTGCCGATCCCGATGCACATCCATTCAGTGACGTACTTCAGGCCGCCGTCTGTGGAAGTCTGGTGTACGTATTCGAATACCGACTCCTGAATCAGATCCGGGAACGAACGAATCTGCCCGTAAATGTCCGGCTTTGCCTTGTAAACGCGAGCGGTATTTGTCTGACCGGTCAGGCTATTGTTGGGCGAGTCGACGGTATTACCGCCGCTGTTCGCGATTGCCGGCTTCGGCGCCAGGAACGAAAACACCTGGCCCACCACTTTAAAGATCGGGCTCAGGATGTCGCCGACAATGCCCTTTGGCTGGTCGAATATCTGGATATGGTCCAGCTCACTCAGTTCAAACGCCAGCTCATCATCGTCGCCCAGCTTTACGCCGTTGCGGACGATCAGCAGATCGCGGTGAAAGGTAGCGTCATTGGCCGCCAGCCAGTCATAAAAAAGGGTGCCGTTTGGCACCCTGCAACGCAGCTTAGGCGTTCCTGGAAAATTCGATATCTCAACCAGCGCCATATTCGAAAAACTCCACTTTGGTGAATGCCCGCTGAATGACCAGCAACGAGTCCATGCGCACGCTTCCGTTCTCTCCACGCGAGTGCAGCGCCTGCCGGTTCAGTACCAGGCCAACGTGCGCCGGTTGCGCGCCGCGGTACCCGACAAATATCCCCCCGTCGACCGGTTTATCGACCTTGCGCCAGAAAACGACGTCTCCCTGATAGCAGGTGAAGAAATCATCCCCGGCTTCGTAACCCGGCGTCTGGTGCAGCTCAATGTCGAGCACATGTCGGTAATACAGCACAACCAGCCCCCAGCAATCAGTCTTTTCGAATGAGCAGGCGCGGTTAGACCACGGCACGCCGATTATCCTGCTGATAAAATCAGAGGTACTGAAGGCCAGTGTATTCCGTTGGGTCATAGAGCCTTCCAATGTTGTTGTTCAGCGGATTTGTGACAGACAGGGTTACCGAGGCGGAGTCTGCGTCGATGTCCACCGTCTTAACGTATAACTGCCAGGACTTTATCGGTACCGACACATCGCCGCTGTCAAAGATCTGCCGCGTGGCCGTAATAGCTGTTAGCCGCGCCGCCCCTTTCCACTGCTTCATGAGAGCTTTGATGTCAGACGACAGACGCCCTAACTTCACCGTAGCGTCGATCACCGGCGTACCGCTCTGCTGGCTCTCTTCGATTTCAAAACGGGCGGGTGTGTACGTCTGGCCGCCAAGCGTCTTCGGGAAGAACTGCTTATCGACCAGGCGGACATAGCCGAAGGATGGATGGTAGAACGTGATGGTGTCGTACAGTCCGCGCGTCGGGCGCTGCTGCTTATAAGCTCTGAATGTTGGCATTACGGCACTCTCGGCAGTGATTCCGGATCGCGCCCGTCCGGATAACCCGTAACAACGATATCCAGCCACGAATCCCACGGCGGCGGCAGTTCAACAATGATGTCGTCGAACTCATCGTCGGCGTTGTAGAGGTGGTTCGCAATAACCGTCCCCGTCCAGGTCACCACCCCACCGTCGATACTGGTTTGCACCGGCATCTGCGTGAAGTGAAGCTCCTGCAACTGGAGGCCGCTGCCGCCCAGATTGATATTCATCCTGAACCAGTTCAGGCCCCGGTTGAGATAGTTTGGGCTGCGTAGCCACTGCTGGAATGCTCGTTCCTCAGCCAGAGTGAAGATCCACGTCAGTGACCAGGTCACTTTCAGATCGTCAGTTTGATTCTCAAAGATAGCCGGTCCGACCGCTGGCTGATCGGTCTGGAACCCGGTATCGAGAGTCATGTTTTTGCTGGCCTTCTGCGCCAGCGGCAGCCAGTCGGGATAGTCGATAATTGGCATCAGCCCTGACCCCTTGGCGTGCGTTTGGCAGTAGTATTTCCTGTGATTGCCTGACTCATAATGCCCCCATTGTTCATATCGGCAACGAACGCCTCGACAGTCAGAGTATTTCCAGCTTGCGTGGCTCTGGCGTCATACATATGCTGTCCTGATGACATATCATTGAATATGACGCTAACCTGAATTCCATCACCTCCGGCAGTCATGTCCTTATTGCTGATCACCTTGCCGTTGTCCCCAGGTATCATGTACTGCTTGCCGGTACTGGCCTGGTAAATCTCAGGCTTCCCTCGCTCACCGACCTGATAAAGACCTCCTGCATTCACCGGGCCGCCATTGTAACGCATACCGGTTAAAGCAAGGCCCTGTGCCAGGCCTACCGTTGAAGCAATTCCTGTCATGGCAGGAACTGAGTTGGCCCCAAATGAAGCGAGGCTCGCCATGGCGGCGGCAGGAGCCCAAGCTGTAGCCAAGATTGCAGCCTGAGATGCTCCAGCAGCAGTAGCCGCTGCGCCCAATGTCTGCCCTATAATGAAGTTTTTGAGGGCCTCAACTCCAACCTGGACTAGCGCATTGACCACGCTGTTCAGCATCGTGTTACCGAGTGAGCGCATAGCATCCTGCGCTGACATCGTTCCGGTGATCAGCCCGGTTAACGCATTGGATGCATTACCTGAAAACGCATCCACCGCGCTTGTCAGCATTTCATAACCAAGACCTTGCTGGCTGAGCAATTGCCACTGAGCGGCTGTCATCTGCTCATTGAACTGGTTTTCCTGCGCAGTCTTTAAGGCAAGGTACTGGGCATCGGTAGCTGCCTTTGCAGCAACGAACTGATCGTAATTTATTTTCCCTTTTTGGTAACTTTGCTGGAGTATCGCCTGTTCCTGCTGCTGATATTGCTGCATCAGGGCTAACTTCTGGTTATTTTCGTTCACCAGTTGCTGTACCGGGTCAACTTCGGATCGGGCAGAAGCTACCGGATTGACTGTGGCCTGGGCGTTAATCTTGGCGAGGTTATTCTGGTGCTCGAGCGCCATTTTCTCCGTGGCAGCGTTATACTCCTTGAGATCTATTTTCCCAGCGTTCAGTGCGGCCTTCAGATTTTGCATGGATTCGGCGTAGGATTTATTCTCCGCCTGCAAAGGCATTGCCTTAAGTGCTTCTGTTACCCCTTTGGCTGCTGCTGATGCATCCCATGCTTTTGCTGCATATTCACCGGCCTTTTTGATTTGCTCCTGGGTTGCAGAATTACCCAGTGACTGCTGAGCACGTAATATGGCCTGCTCTCTGCTTAGCTCCTCCGTTGAATCAGCTGCCAATTCTGACTGCTGCTTCAGATTCGCCAGCTTCTGAGCAACAGATTCAGCAGAAGACGCTGATTTCTTCCCCTGCCGCTCACTCTCTTGTTGAGATTTTTTTCTGGCTTCTTCTGACTTCTCTAAATCATAATTTTCAGCAGCCAGCCTGCCAGCTGCAGAGATTTGATTCTGATTGTCAGTGACCTTGGCAGCCTGCATCCTGGCTTTGGCTATCGCCCGCTCTCTCTCGTCCTGAATTTTAAGTAATTCATTCTGCTCTTCCAGAGTAGCGATAACTTTATCGCCCTCCTTGGTCGCGGGAGATATCTGCAGCGCTTTGTGGTCAAAGCTTTTTCCGGCCTGATTGGCTCGGTTTATTTCATCAGCCGTCTCCCCAAAGGCTTTCGCTACCGCACCCTGAACTTGCTCAAGAGACCAGGATTTTTCGATGAGTTGATCATGAACGCCCATCGCCGTAAGCATGTTGTTCGTGAGTGTGCGAGTCGCCTCAGACGCGGTTTCTTCTGTCCGGGATAATTTATCCTTTGCGGCCTCAAGATCTCGCGTCTTGCGAGCCAGTTCATCAGACACCTCCGCCTGTTGACGGGCGAAATACGCACCTTGCCCCATAGATTCAGCAACTTCCTGCGCTGCCGGGGTAAAGTTCTGATATCTGTCTCTCAGCGAGTCAACTTCACTCTGCAGATCTGCTACATCCTCTTTCTGAGCTCGAATAGAATTATTGGCATCTGCAATAGCCCCACGCAGCTGCGTGTTCGACATTGCATTCATGGCGGCGTTGAGCTTATCCAGACCATCGGCGAAGGCGATAGCCTCCTCTTTTGCCTGTTGAGCTTTCTGCCAGAAATAGAAGATCGCTCCGGCAGCAAGCATAGCCGCACCAGCTGGACCCCCTATAAGAGCAAGTGCACCACGGGCCATTCCGATACCAATTGACGCTGCACGAGCAGCGGTCGCTGCGCGGGCAGATGCTGCAGCCTGGGCAGTTTCAGCCTCGGCAAGAGCAAGAGATGCGGTAGTAGCACGAGTTTTTGCGGCCACAAGAGCATCCATTGCCAGCATCTCTGCAGCGCTACCTTTTGCCACGTTATATTCAGCCTGGGCCAGCGCGAGAGACGAAAGAGCAGCCTCTTTATCAGCCAGAGCCTTACGCTGAGCAGAATTAGCAGCAACCAAAGCTGCTTGTGCCGCCTGACTCTCTGCAACAGCCTGCTGACGGGATGCTGCGATATCAGCGATTTTCGCTGAGGTAGCCATGGTCAGCGCACCGACATACCGCGCACCCATTACGCCGGCAACAATCGTGAGCGTAGTGCTGAGAACGTCCAGGTTTTCACTGAGAGAAATGACTGAATCACTGAATATTTTGACGCCAGTTTTTACAGTGGCATTCTCGCCAAAGAACTTCGTGATGTTGTTGTTGGCAATTTCAAGAGACTGGCTGATCGTGGCAGTAGTTTTAGCGAACTCCTGTCCAATTTTATCGCCCTGAGAAAGCAACCCATTCACGATCACATCAGTGGTTAACTTGCCCTCTGCAGCCATGTTTCTGAGCGCCCCAATGCTGACATTCATCGAGTCAGCAAGAGCAATCATGAGCCGGTTACCCTGCTCGTTCACAGAGTTAAATTCATCACCTCTTAATGCTCCGGACGCCAGCCCCTGAGCAAGCTGAATGATTGCATTGCTTGCCTCCTCGGCTGTTGCCCCGGAAACCACAAAACCCTGGTTAATAATGGTTGTTAGCTTTGTAATATCCTCGACACTGACACCGTAACTTCTTGTTGATCGCTCCAGACGCGCATAGAGCGTAGCCGTAGCATCGAGACCTGAACGCGTCTTTTGAGATATGTCAAAAACTCGATCTGTAACATCAGCAAGAGTCTCAAACGGCGGTACGGAATCCCTGACGGCGTTTGCCAGTTTATTACTCAGATCCTGCCATGCCTGGGCATATGCGCCAACCTGTTGGACAGAAAGAGCAGCAATAAGCGCTTTCGCGACGCCGGTTAAGCTGGACATAGTGCCTTCAATCGAAGACAGGGATCGCTCAGTGCGGTTCAATCCCGCTTCAAGTCGGCCCATGCTACCGTTGAGCCCATTCAACGCGGCATCAATATCCCGGCGTCCCTGAAGGATCCCGGCGGTGTCCATGTCAACTTCATAAACAATCGTTCCAGCGCTGACAGTACCAGCCATAATCTAATCTCCGGGCAATAAAAAACCCCGCCTGAGCGAGGTTACTGTAATGAACAGCTCATGCCGCCTGCTGAGCCATCGACACTCTTCTTGCTTTTTTGGCTAAATAATCCTCTGATATTGAGTCATATTCTTCCCTGGTAAATCCTTTCTGGTCCGGGTATTTGGCAGAAATTAAATACTGAAACTCAGTCATAGTAAGCTGCTCCGCCTCATCCCGACTCATACCAAAATGATTTCTGGCTGCGCTGATATACTCGAATGCATTAAATTCAGATGTCGTGCTGGTATTCTCATGGCGCTGTAGCTTTCTTATCCTGGCTTTCCCAATAATGCCGTGCGTTATTAGTGCTTGCGCAATCACAACCATATCAAACTCATCCATTGCCCCATGCCGGAGTTTGAATGGCTTTCCTTTGGTTTTGGCTATGCGTAGCTCACCAATCAATGGGGTAACGTCTGTGTCGCAACAGGATGAAAGCACCGTCATTGCAGCCATTATTGCTTTTTTCCCATAACTGGTTGTTCTTATATGCTGAATGAGCCACTCAGGCACCAATCCATAGGCATTGATGGCCGACCTTATAAGATCTGATACTTCATCATGATGAAGATCATAGAAAGCAGTAACGATATCTTTTGGCTCGCCTATTCGAGTCATATTGATAAACGATGGACGGAAAAAGTATTCCTTTTCGCCAGCAGCAATAAGGAATTCGCCAATTTCTTTTAATGGGATCATGGGTCAATTCCGTTTAGCGGTCATTATCAAGGGCAGCACGCCGCCCTTTGGAATGTCCGTTACGTAACGGTAACCGTATGCACGGCCACAAAGTTGCCGTCTTCGGTGTTGATGATGATCTGCGCGCTGCCGGTGGCGACGCGCGTCACGGTAACGGTGTTGCCGGATGCGGTGGCCGTTGCTTTGGTCGCATCGGTAGTCGCTACAGTGAAATCTTTGTTGGTTGCGCCGGTTGGTGCGATATTCACCGTGAAGGTGCTGGTACCACCTGCCGTGCCGGTGCTGGTTGTCGGGGTTACCGTCACGCCAGTAACCGCAACAGCAGTCACTTCATTAACTTCGATGGTGCTCGCATCACCTACTTTGAACTCGGTTGAGAACGTAACTATGTCATTGGTCCCGCCGTCAGAGCTCAGCGCCGTGATGTTCATGTAGCCGATGAATTCGACCGGGCCGTAGTCCATGCGCACCCAGATACCGGGCTGGCGCTTGGCCTTCAGCTCATCAGCGAAATACTTGATGAACTTGCCGACACCGTACTGATCCAGTTTGTCCTTCTTGCGCACCTCGCCTTCAAAGCTCAGGGTAAAGTCACTGTTGGTGATGATGGTCTCGACATAGCCGCCGCCGTCATCCGCATCAGAGGTAACTGAGTTAGGGTTGAAGTCGAAGCCCTTCGACGTACCAGCGGCCAGCGCCATCCACTCAGATTCAAGTGGCTTGACGTCCGGGCAGCCATCGGCGACTTCCAGCACGACCGCTCCGCCGAACAGGCGCTCGTTCGAGTTCTGGCAATTAGCCATGTGAAACTCCTCTTTGACGTATAAAAAAGAAAACCCGCCGAAGCGGGTTATTTGGTTGGGATGGCTATTCGCCGTAAGTGCAGGCGAACTGAAGTCGGAAGACTATTCGCCCTTCTTCTGTGAGCACCGGCGCGGGGATCGCGCCCATGTTCTGGATATAGCCGACACACTCGTCGGTCATGGGGTTGGCCTGGACGTAATCGACGATGCGCTGCACAGCGTTGAGTGCGTCTTTGCGCTTATCTTTCGCACCGACGACATCGACAAGGACATGGTATTCGGATCCAAGATCGGTACGGATATTCGAGCCACCGTTTGGCCTGAAGACCATGATCGCCTTTGACAGGTCGCCCGGGTCATCAAACATCAGCTGTTGCACCGTGAAACCGGTCGTTAGCCCGGCATCGCCGAACATGTTTCTGACCCGCTCGTGCATCATTGGTGTCATAGTGAAAGCTCCTTACGCACAACATCATCAATGGCAGAACGCTCCTCTTCAAATCCAAGGGTGAGGAATTCCTTTTTAGCAGTTGAGCGACGGAACCTCTGCGGGTTGGCAGGGTCATGAACATAAACGGCATAGTTGGTCGAGTAACCTACCCTGCCTGTGATTACTGCTCCGTCAGTTACGATTTCGCGAAACTGGCTATTTAGAAGTGCTGAGGTATCAATTGGCGTGTAGAGGGCCGCTCTTGCTGCCCCAAGAATCATTGCCGACTGGAGAGCACGAATGATTTTCCTACCCTGAATATCATTCAGAATTCGGTCAATATTGCGCTCAACGCGTGCCGCGCCGCGCACTTTGATGCCCATGGTTACACTCCCGTCAGGATGGCGTAATCATCCGCCAGGCGCTCGAACGTATCGGCATAGCGGATAACCTGCCGCACCTCGTCGGCACCGGCGACAACCGGGTCGGCCTCGGTCGATACGCCAATCAGCAAGTAATCACCCGCAGCCGCCAGCGCGAACTCCGTCCACACAGTATTCTTCACAACGATTTCAGCGCCAAGGCTGGCTAACTTCTTGCTGAGTCCGCCCTCGTAATCACAGAGGATTTGCTCTGGCTCGGCATAGCCCAGCGGGTCGCCGTATTCGTCATTTCCTTCCAGTTTGCGCCAGATGGTCGCCGTGGCGGTGTAAGACCAGTTAGCAACGCTGCTCATAGAGCGAATACCTCCACCTTCTCAACGATTTTGAAATCATCAAGAGGCCGCATCGCGCCTGATTGACTGGCGAGGCGCTTAGCATCAGCCTGCTCCAGAAAGTCAGCTTTGGCTTTCTCGTAAGTTTCAGCATGGCGGCCAATAAACTTAACGCCGGAGTCGTTTATCCAGATGAATAGCGACCAGCTGTCTTCGCACTTAAAGGCATGCACATCGTATCGTTCAGCCATCTTTCCACCTCAGCACCTTCGCGCCAGTCGCCCGGATGCGTGGGCAGTTAATGAACCACTCTCCGTCCGACTTAACGTAGCCGGTTGTCTCCCGCCCGGTGTCGGTAATCACCCAGACGCGGGTGAGCGAGCGCGGTAGCCCGTGCTTAACTGATTTGTACGTCATCAGCAGCCTCCGACCACCATGAACAGGCCGACGCTGTTACCGGCACTGATCGGCAGCTCGCCGGTGCAGCCGCTGGTATCGAGACGGGCCAACGAGTCGCGCAGCCAGGTAATGCTGTCGTCACCATATTCAAACGAGCGGGACGCGCCAGACGGCGCCCCCTGCGATTTGATGCGGCGCGCGCCGGACGAAGTAGCCATAAGCGCGGCGGCGTACATCAGGATCAGCTTCGCGGTGCACTCGTCATACCCGGCACCATCGAGGCACGGGATGATTTTGTTCACCACGCAGAGAATCGGCTCCAGCAGCGCGCCCGGTATGGAGTAACCCAATTCACCGAGGAACGCCTGCACGTCTGCCGCTGTGATTGGGTCAGCCATGGTTATTTCGCCTTCTTGATTGCTTCCGCCAGTGCTGCTTCGGCATCGTCGGCGCGTTTTGTTTCTGCTGCCAGTGCGTCAGCATGAGCCTTGTCTTTAGCTTCACCATCGGCGATTAGCTTTTGGTTCTGCTCCAGTGCGTCGGCGAGTTGCTTTTGAAGGGCCGTCAGATCTGTCGCAGGAGCTGAAGGAGTAGCCACTTCGAAGGTAAGCTTCTCGCCTTTCTTCTTGTCGGTATCCTTCGCCTTGCCTGTGCTGATCCAGCGCTCAGCTGTTGCATCATCCACATCCACCACCGAACCAACCTCCAGTTTGCGGAGGTTGGCACCGGCGTGCAGGTTGCTTGCCACGATTTCTACCAGTGCCATGATTTATCCTTAGCTTGATGCGTGAATTACGGAGTATTTGTTGTTGATGTCCTGCTTGACCATCAACCCCATTGCACCCCAGGTGCGCCAGATGTAGTCGCTGTTGTACTCAGGACGCGGAGATGCAACGGTACCGATAGCCTGGCCGACGATTGGAGCAATGACGCCAGCAGACAGCGGAACGATGACGATTTCGTTACCTGACAGCTGGCTGTCTTCTTTAATCGCCGCAACGCCGGTCAGCTTCAGGATTTCATCCATGATCGTTCCGGACTGGAAGTTGTCGGAGAAGTAGCGTTCCAGGTTGGAGATGATTTCGCCGGATACATACCAGGTCTGCTCTGCATACTGGTTGTTTACGCGACGCATCTGATCACGAAGCGCGATTGCCCCGGCGCGGATAGCCTGAGACGTTGCTGTGCCAGAGGTGAAATCGATGTTAAGGCCGGAAGCACCAAGGTCGATCTGTGCTACACGCTCATCGTCACGCAGCCCTTTCCAGGTCAGGCCGTCGAATACTGCAAAGTTACCAGCCTTATCGCGGAAGCCGTTGAAAATGTAGTCAACGTAACGACGCTGTACATCTTCTACAGAACCACGCTGAGCATCCGACTGCGACTGCAATGCCTGCGGGCTGTTGAAGATTGGATCACGCCATTCGAACTTAAAGCCCGAGTCGTGAATAGGTACCATGGTGCCATCGAAGGAATAGCTGCGTGCATCCAGCGCCGCACCAACCTGACCGGACATGGAAGTATGAGCCCAGCCGCGGCCGCCGGTACGAGCGTAATCGTAACGAGACTGCTCAATTCGCACGGAGCGAGAGAGCGGCATCAGATCGTTCAGCAGGGTGAATTCGGTATTTGGCTCGAACTGCTGAAGCACAGTTGTGTCGAAAGCGCGATACAGGCGGCGGATATCGTCAACTGCGTTCACCGCGTCGAGATAAGGGGCGTTTTCTGCATCACCACGGAACTGAGTGCGCGCCAGAAAATCAGCTGCTGCCTGAGCACTGGCGTTTCGCTCAAGTTCGAGAGCGCGCCATTGCGCCTGGTTTACCGCGAGGTTACCGGTCTTCTCGCCGATAGACTTGGAGAATACAAACATTCAGTGCTCCTTATTTGAACACAACGCGAATCAGATCGCCCGCCACCGCAGTGACTGCTTTATCTTCTTCGACATAAGCGAATACGGCGGCATCATCTACAACCGCAGTGATCTGACCGTTGGCTACTGCAACCGGCTGGCCTTTGGTGTAAGTGCCCGCTGCTGCTCGCACATTTAGGAACATGCCAGGCAGCGGATGAATACCAACAACCAATTCATTGGCTGGGATTGCGTCATCAACACTCAGGCAGCGCAGGTAGTCTTTGCTTGCCACATACTTGATGGCGGATTCTGCCCCGACCACAGAGGCCGTGAACTTGTCAGCAGTACTGAAGAAGCCAACAGTACCAGGCAGAGTCGATGCAGCCGCCCCGCCTTCGCGGTTAAGCAGCGGATTAGGGAACACGCCGCCGGCGTGGATAATATGCTTTCCGTCTTTAGCCATTTTTTACTCCGGCATTTCGCTGACTGATTGGGTGTTGGTTGCCTGGCGGAATGCACCGTTCAGGCCGAAAGAGGTTTGGCACTTGGCGTACATGGCATCGAGCGCCTTGCCGTCCAGATCTGCGACTTCTTCATCGCTCATGTTCATCGCCAGTTTCACTGCCGCGCGCTTTTCGCCTTTCTCTTTGTCGGTTTTCGCGTTCAGGCTGTTGAAAACGACATCCACGCGATCGGCGAGTTTCTGTGCCCACGCTGGCATCTCTTCGTTATTGGTGGCCTGCTCTTTTTTCTTGGGCTTGCCGGTTTCCGGGTCGATTTCTTCATCGCTTTTTTTCTTGGCGGTGGCTTCTTCGGCCTTCATCTGGTTGTATGCGTCCATCAGCTCGGCGTCGGACTTGCCTTCAGTCGGCTTACCAGCGGCTTGCAGCGCATTGATAATCAGTTCTTTCATCGGATCGTTCTCTCCGTTGGTTTTAATCTCGTACTCAGTGGGTTTGCGCACGACTTCTACAGGTTCGCCGACGAGCGATACAGCCCCGTCAGAGATGAGGTACTTCTGTTTGAATAGGGACCGGCCAGAGGTGTTCTTCTTCTCTTCTTCGAAAATCAGATGGTCTGGGTAAATACTGACGACATAACGCCATGAATCAGAGTTTTTGGAGCGAATAGCTTCGCGCAGTGAGCTGGCGATCTCGTCAAAAGACATGCCACCATCATTGGTGACAAAGAACTTTATTTTATTCAGCCAGCCATCTTTTCGATTGTCGTTAACGAGTGCATCTTGCAAGTTGCAGACCTCTATCTCCGTCTCTTCGCCTTCGGAATTCACGAAAATGCCGACGCCATCAGATGGCGTTCCTGCACCAGGCTCATCGAGCAGCACCGCAACGTGGTCAAACATCATGTTGGTGGCGATCTCGTTATACTTCTTGCCCTTCGACTCACCGTTGGCGGCGATGCCGGAATACAGCAGGCCGGTGGAGATGTGGATTGGCTCAGAGTTAGTGCCAGCGATCATCTCATCAAGGCGGTTAATCAGGCGCTTGCCCTTTTCGCTCGACTCGGCGTACTGGCGGTTAACGTACATGTCGCCCGTTACCTTCCCGTCTTTGTGGCTGACGTTCTGCAGCCAGGCCCCGACGTGATATTCATTCACCGCCCGGACATCGCGCGCCGAAACATGCTTGCCGTCCACTTTCGGGTGGCCCAGCGGCATCGGGTTACGCTCGAGCGTGTTGTAGGCCTTTTCGATTTCTGCTGCCGGGTACAACTTCCGGTTCATCACAATATCGTCCACGACAGGCGTGATGCCGCGAACCACGATATGTGGCTTGCCGTCGATGGTTTCAGTAGTGATGTTTGAAGCGGAGTTGACGACGGTCAGCACGTTAACGCGGTTGCGTTTCATGCTGGGTCCTCATTGGTGGATTTCTGGTAATAAAAAAGGCCGCCGGAGCGACCTTGTTGGTATTCTTCAGAGCCCCAATTCTCGGAGCTTATTCAAATTGTGCTCTATCTTGCGCTTGCCGTATTCGCCATGAACCCTTTCACATTCGGCGTTATAGGCAAGGACGGCAATTTTTATATCATCGTAAATTCCAATATACCGCTCTGAGTCCTCGCAGCGAATTCTAGCCATCCATTTGCTTCGCTGTTGATGCCAATACACGCCGATAAAGTTATCCCCAGACGCCAATCCTCCAACCATGTTTCTGTTGTTTTCAGTCATGGTTACATCACGGAGGTTTGCCAATCTGTTATCACTTTTAATGCCATTGATATGGTCGGTGAATTCGCTATCAGTACCGGTAATCATCTTCCATATAACTCTATGAGCCAAATAGCTCACTTTGTTAACGGAGATTTTTACATATCCATCTGGCCTAATGCACCCACAAGGCTTATTTGCATATCGCCCATTCCATGCTGAACATGCGTTCCCTGATTTAAAGTGACTGACTGGCCTTGCATTCCAAAACAACTCGCCAGTATCTGGATTGTAAGAAAAGCATTCACGCAAAAACTCCGCGCTTGGCGCTGGTTTCGAATTCATAACTAATCGCTCCATTAGTTCGCTCATGATGGTGCTGGAAGGCCCTGAGCGCAGGACTTTTCGGGTGGCCGCCCTATCCAGCAGGTATATTTTACCAAATTACTTTTCGGATGACTTCCAATTACTCCGCTCTTTACTTAATTTCTCGGCAAGACCTTCGTTGTAAAGTTTGCCTTCATCGTCAAGCAGGCAAGGGATATTGGCACAGTAACAGTTATAGGAGTTGCCATCCTTCGAATAGAACTCTGCAACCTCATCAGTGGTGTACGTTTTCCCGTGCCTTGCCCCATGAGTCGCCCTGGTGGTCGGTTTAAGTGCGGAAATCCACAATATCGCAGTGTTCAGACCCAGGCGTTCTTTTGCCCAATCAACCTCATTGCGCTGCGCCTGCCTTAATGCTCCAACTTGCTCCGTTTGAGCTATCGTTTTGGCTTTGGACATACTTACGTCCAGGCGTTTACTAATAACCTGAGCGGTATCCCTTGGTGACACCCCGCGCGCCACAGCATCGGTGATGATGTTAGTCAAATCGCCGCGGGCAGTGTCGCTGATGACCTTCCAGTCACTGAACGTCGTCAACTTGGCCGCCGCTATCTGGTTTTGATAACCGAGGCTGCTTAAAAGCTGCTGGAGCGTCGTCTGACTGGCGTACGCCTGCGACTGCACCGACAGGTTGGTGAAGGCGTTTAGCGTGCCGCGGTCATATTCCGCAATGACGTAGTCCATCGCCCACAGGTTCTGACTGCCGCCTTCGAGAAGCTCATCATCCAGAATCGACTGCACCACCTGGAGCAGGTCGGCCAGTTCAGCAGCTGTCATGTCATAGATGAACTTACCGGCATTGACCTGATACAGCGAAGGCTCTGCACCTTCGTTGTTGCACATCATCCATGACCGCTGTGCGTTCGCCTCTCGCTGCTGTCCTGTCAGCCTTTGGTCAAAGAGTGCCTTCAGCCTGCGCTTAATGTTCAGATACCGATCTTCGATAACGTTGAACATCCGACTGACCTGCCGCGATGATTGCGTCGGGTCAGCTTTATTGCGCGGTACGATTGGCGTCCCGATTCTGGTTTGCGCTGTCATCATCATCTGTCAGCGGATCCTTATCGGTTTGCTTTACATCAGGGTTAGGTGGCGACACGACCTTGCGAGGCTCCAGCTCACCGACTGCGCGGATTTCGTTTTCATCCACCGCCGGAGTGCCGTATGCCTGCTGTGTGTCTTTCGCCACGACGGCCATTGCCTGCATGTTGGCAATCTTCTCTTTTTCGCTCGGCGCGAGCAGATCAGACCATGCCAGCGTGACCTCTCCGGATGATGGCGGGTCAATTACTCCTACGGTCCAAAAGCGCTCAAGCACGCTCTCGATCACCGTCGACTGGAATCCCCAGCGGCGGCCGTTACAGCGCTTCGCCCAGTCTGTTTTGTCCTCATCGGAAGCAAGTCGCCCCGTCTGCTGACCAAACAGTATGGTGAACGGGCACTGGATCGAAGATGCAAACTCGTTGGCGGCCACTGTCCAAGTCGGGGATGGGTCTGCCGCCGCAACGGAGAGAACAGACGGCGTGCCGGCCTGCATAACCAGGGCCGCATCCGTGCCACGGTTCATCTTGGCGACTTTGTCGTTAAGCGCCTCGCCCAGGTCTTTGTAGCCAGATTCTATGGCTTGCTTTGACAGGTTCGCAATGTTGGTTTCTTTGTCGAACGCAATCCCGAGCTGGCGACTTGCATTCTTCAGGAAACCTTCGGCACTACCACCAGATACCTTTTCGAGGTCGAGAAGTTTGTTGTAACCAGCGCGCAGGAAAGGCACGCCAGAGAGCATGTTCTCGTCTTCTGAACCTTCGCAAAGGATGATAATTCGCTCGGGGTGTACGGTAACGCCTCGCACCGGGCCGTACGTACCATCATCACCAACTGGCTGTTCGTTGAAGCTGTACGAAACTGGCTGGCCATACGTTTCTGAAAGCGTGTCGGTATCGAAATTACCTGGCTTGATCTGGGATTCCCACGCGGGGATCAGCTTAACAATGGCCTTGTCTTTCAGCCGTGACACCACCGACCTGTCTACCGGCTCACTCCACTCTCTTCCGTCCCGAAACTGAATCAGCAATGCCGAGTATCGGCCAACCAAGTTACGGCGATCCGCATCCTTAATTTTCGGCCAGTGTTTCTTCAGCAATTTAGTAGCTGACTTCTCCCATTCCGTTGTCTCGGTTGACTCCTTTCCATCGTCGCCGTCGATGATCGTCGGGTTATCAACCCAGCACGAATCAAGAAGCTTATGAACGGCGGCAAACGCCACCGCGTTGCGCTCATAGGCCCGGTAGTAGCGGTCGAACTCGAGACTATTTGGATAACCGAACTCATCCCACAACTTTGTGCGTTTGGTATTTCCCGGCTGGCCCGCGTACAGCATGCGCTGCCGCCCTAAAGCATCAGCAAGGGCATTAACGAGGAACTGTTCCCCGGTGCTTATTTCACTCACTGATGAGCTCCTTAGAAGAATACTGCGCCGACCTGCTTCGGCGAATGCAGCACGCGGTATCGCGTAGCGTCGTAGTCGTGGTCTTCTTGGGTGGTGTCCACGTCGTCAGGCTTTTTATCGTCGCGTACAAGCACTGGTATGCGGCTGATCCAGCCTCTGCAATGCTCCATGACGTAAAATGCTGGCTTATCCGGCATGCCTGATTCCGTTTTCTTACCCTCGACCACTGCTTCAAGCATGTCGGCAAAGAGCGATGCACCATTGATGCGTGATCCGGGCTTCTTATCGGCTGGCAGCCAGGTAACGCCCTGCGCTTCCATTTTCTGTGCGATTGATAGCTCGTTATCACCAGTATTGAAGATTGCGCCGTCAGCCGGCCCCGGAATAACGCTGCTGCATATTCCCGGCACGATGTGCATCTGACCCTTGCCCTGTACTTCTTCAGGCTCTTCCACATCTTCACCAGCAAGGCGCTTATCAATCCACGCCACACCCTTTGCGACGTTGGTTGATGACATGTTCAGGCCTTTATTCAGCTCGTCAGGCGGGCAGCCATACCACTCCCCAATCAGAACCAAAGTCCCAGCAGGTGGGCAGAATTTACGACCATCTGGCAATGTTGCCTCGGTGCCATCAGCCTGCGCCCACCACAGATTAGAGAACGGCTTCGACTCACCCCAGTCATGGGACCGGTCGACGATCCAGCTATCCGGGATGCGGAACGGCTTAATGACGTGCAGCGCTTCATTCCAGAGGTGGTCAAAGCGCCCGCCACTGGTCACATCCCAGGATCCCTCTACCCACGCTTTACGTCGGTTAGGGTCTTTGATGGCCATCAAGGTAGCGATGTACTGAGGGTCCAGGTACGGGTTCTCTTTATATGAACCATGGATTGCCACGCGCGTCAGCGTGATCTCCTCTTCTCGCTCTGTCTGAGGGTTGAAAACCATCAGCCTGTCACGTTGCACGGTTCCGCGCGGTGCCGGCTCAATGAAGCGCTTCTTCACCCAGGTATGCCCGATACCGAATGGGTTGGTCGTGCTGAACGTCTCCAGCGGGATTGGCCTCAATAACTTGCCATTCTCCAGCGGGTAGTTTTCCGGCCTGAACGATGAGCGGCGGCAGGAGAACATCATTTCGTAGAACTCTGGAGACTGCTGTTTCGTCAGCTCGTTAAAGCCGATAAACGGGAATTCCTGACCGTGGAAATCCCAGTAGTCGTCTGCCTCTTTGCCGAAGCGGAAGAGAAGCTCCTCGCCCGTTGGCCACACCCATCGCAATTCGCTCGCAGATGACAGATAGCGTGCGCCGTCGTTGAACAGGCGAAACATACGCTTCGACTGAGTGATGATGTCGGCAAGGTTCTTATATTCAGTGTCGAAGATGACGCCCCGCCAGAATGAGCCATAACCTACGCCGACATTACGCCGGAACCTGGCTAACTGCGCAGCTGTCTTGCCCGGTCCGCGAGTACCCTCGAACAGGATTTCGTTACACGGGCAGCTCAGCGCCAGGGACTGAGATCCAGGCAGTGGCTTCCATACAGCTTTGTAATTCATCCACCGAGCACCCCGTCCTGTTGTTTCTGCGCTGCCGCCTCCCAGTCATCCACGCTATCACTGGTTGGCACCAGCATGACGTTATGCGTGACCTCTTTTGTTTCAGCCTTATTCTCAATGCTGTATGCCTCACGCTCGAGGCCGATCAGCGTCTTCAGGCTGTCGCTCAGGTCTTTCATGGATTTAACGCGGGAAGGCAGGCTGATAATTTTGTGGTACAGATCGTTAAGCTTATCCTGACCTTTATCGTCCTCACGGCGCATCAGGTCACCGAGCATCTCAAGTGCGGCTACGTCGCCACACTCACCAGCCAGCTCATCGAATAGCATGTTTGTCAGTTCGCGAGCCCGGCGGATGTCTCCCCGGTGCTCCATGCGTACCGTGGCAATTACCTCGGCAGTCGCCTCTATCAGTACGCGCTCGGTCAAAGTGCTTTCGTTGCGTACCTGTTTGCGTACCTCCTGTTTGCGTACCAGATCGTCAGCCTTTTGCTGAATCTTCGCATTGAGGTCACGCGACCAGTCGTCACGCTTGGCACGTTTACGGATAGCGCCTTCGCTAATACCGTGCTGTGATGCTATTTCTCGGAGGGACATCACTCCGGCCCGGTACGCCGTCTCGATGGCCTCCCAGTCCGGTTTGCTCATTCGTTACTCCGTTGTTTGTTCTTCTGGCTGCTCGGTCTGCTCTGGCGTTACTGGCGTGAACTGCACGCGCTTTACATCGGCAGGAGCGAAATAAAGCCACTCGCCCGTCTCGGTCGCCAGCGGCACAAAGCCGTTTACCAGCTCAGGCTGACGTCGTGACATCTTGCCCGTAAAGGTTTCGCCTGTTTGGGTGGTTAGCGTGATTTGGTAGATGTCGGACATTGAGAGCCTCTTTATCCGCTTGTGAAGTTCAACATGTTGGACAAAGTGATTTCTGCATTAAAGACCACTCCTGATGGAAGGGATCCGCAGCAAAATAATTAGAGACCACTATAGAAGCAGAACTCGTCTGCCTCGTTTTCCTATAGGAGGTTACATGTCCACAAGCTTATTAATTTCATTTGTAATTTCCATCTCGCCATCAATCAACGAGATCGTCAAAACAGTTTGCCTATCGAAAAGGCTTCAACTTTTAGAGCGCTACGGCATTATCAAGCCCACCCGCAGATAGGCTTTGTAATGGCCTGCTTAGTTAATCAACAACTCAGGCTGCGTTACCTGCATGATGTGCTCATGTTCGAGCCTCAGCACGCGTTTTTCCTTCTTCCGTTCGTTCATCAACCGGCTGCCGATCGTGCCTTTCAGCTTTGAGCGCGTTTCTTTAATGGCGTAGCGGTGCTGCATTTCTTCACCCATCGCCATGCGTCGGTTTAGCTGCTCGGCCATCCAGTTAAAGGCATTGATATAACACTCCTTTACTGAGGCAGCTGTTTTGCCAGTGAATCCCATCACGAGCATCATGCATCCGTCGCGGGTGATGTTATACATAGGCTGAACATCGCCATTTTTATCAATGAAATCAATGGGCGCAAAATTGCGCTGGGTGAAGTCATCGGAGCATTTCAGGTTACGTATGGCACGCAAAACGTCTTTGTGTCGCTTGCCAAAGTAATCCGCCACCTTGAGTGATGTGGTGATTATCTTGTTGTCGAGGGTCGTGACCATTTCACGAAAATCGAAAGCCGGAATAACTGACGGATTATTCATAGCGTTTACCTTTCTTTGAGATGAACCTTTGCCGCATAGGAAATCAGCCCGTCGAGGCTCGCCAGCACTAACTGACTTCCTCAAAGGCTCATTTCAAAGGGTTTGGTTCGACGTGGTTTGAATGCGCTGCGGTGCGCGGTGAAATGCGGATACAAAAAAGCCCCGCTAATACGAGGCTCTGTGATTCTGCTACGGTTAAAGTCCAGAGGAGAGACTGTGTCAGAACCTCAGGGATGAGGCTCTATTTCCCCTGGGTCTGCTTATCCCATTCCTCGCGGAACTTGGATGGGTTGTCGAAACCTTCACTGCACTGGTTGGTTTTCATCACTTTGCCCCCGATTCTTTTGTTTTCTGGCAGTTCGCCTGCCACGCTTTGTTATGCGCCAAGATGTCGCGTTTCGTCTGGCGGTCAAGAACATCAATGTCGTGATCAGTAAGGTAGATTGGCTTTACCCAGTCACAGGCTGTATCAACCACCACCGGGACGCTTCCACGTGTCACGCAGCTCGCGATCAACATCGTCATCAGGCATGCGGTTAACATTCTGCTGTACATTGCTGGCCTCTTTCGTTGCTTCTACACGGCGTTCGGCTACTGACTCAATGGCTGCGGCCTTTTCTTCTGTGCGCTGCCGTTCTGCTTTTTCTTCAGCCTGTTCACGCCCGCGAAAACGGCCCACACCAAACGCACCAAGCACCATCAGGATCGCAACCCCGATTGCCGCCAGTACAGATTTAAGTGTCGTCATAGGCTCACCCGCTCGCGCATCCAGCCATAAACGAATGATTCGTTAGCCGACCGCTGTTCTGCCAGCTCAAGATAACGCTGGCCCTGGCTACAGTTCAGTGCGCGAAGCAATACGATTTCTCCTTCGCCGCCTCGTTTCGCCAGGAAGGACTTCAGCGCGCTGATGCTACGTGGGCCGATCTGCCCGTCGGCGATCAGATCCGGATAGAGCTGCTGCTGGTTATTGAAAACGTTCAGCCAGCGCTGGAACCATTTAACCTGCACCGATGGCCCCATGTTCACACCGGTATCGCAAAGTTCGGCGGCAATAGAAGGGGATACTTCTGCCACCTGGTCAAAGCGCGGGCCATACCAGTAATCAGACTCAAGGATCGCCAGAGCCTGCTCACGTGTAAGGTTTCGCATATCACCGGTATAACCATGCGCGCGGGCAGTTGCCTGAGTAATTCCCCAGTTCGTTGGTCCGCCCTTATCATTCGGGTGATCAACATAACCGCCCTCTTTGCCGAGGATGGTGTTAAAGATATCGTCTTTGGTCATGGCTATTCCGTAATGACGACCTTCGCCAAATTCCCGCGCGCCAGCCACACCGCCATGCAGATGACGGAGTTAAGCAGCAGATCGCCGAGGTTAACCTGTACGTAGTGGCCGAGCAGAATGTTGAAGGCGTTGAATCCGGCGGCAAGTATGACCAGGTAGGCCAGCACCGCGACACTCAGGCGATGACGCTTTCCCTCTTTCCGGAAAAACATCAGCCTGACCATGATTAACAGGCAAACTATGGCGTTTGCATCCATCAGAAGAAGCTGCCATGTCATTTATCTTCCTCCCCCAGCCCCGGCATCTTCCCGCTTTTGGATTTGCGGAGAATACGCAGCAGGACTGCCACGGAAATGGAAGCAGTGACAATTGCACCGACAGCTGGCGATACCTCAATGCTGGCCGGTGGCTTCATCAGACTTAACGGCGTGTTGATGATTCCGGCCATGATTTTCGCCATGGGGACGGAGAAGAACACGCCACTGATAAACGATATCAGCGCAAAGATAGCCTGCTTCCAGAGTTGATGGGGATCTGAGGTCAGAACGTATAGCGCCGTTCCGGCGAGGGATCCGAGCATCACTGCTGGAGTCGCCTCCGGAAACAGCGTGGCAAAGGTTACACCGACTGATGACGATGTAAGACCAACGCCTACGATAGTGAAGGTCTCAGACATATTTATTCCGTGTGTAGTTGGTTCAGGCCCTCGGGACGATTTAACAAGTAGGCGTGTCGATGATGGTTCCCGGAGCCTGAAAATAAAAAAGCCAGCGACAGGCTGGCAATGTGAGGGTAAGGCAATGTCGGCTCTCTGGCCGAAGGGTCCCAGGTAGTGGGTTCTGGTGCCGGGCAAAGGAATCGAACCTCTGACGCGCAGCTTACAAGGCTGCCGTTCTGCCACTGAACTAGACCGGCTAATTTGGCGGGACAGGAAGGATTCGAACCTTCGACCATTCGGTTAACAGCCGAACGCACAACCGCTGTGCTTCTGACCCTGAAACGAAAAAGCCCCGCACGATGGCGGGGCTTGGAATTTATTCATGTTACACACAACAATGGCAACATATACGAATTAGTTTGCTCATTTGTTCATTAAATTGCAAGCACGTTGTGTGATTTATTTGCAACTTTCCTCACATTTTCGCGATCGTTAAACGCATTTTGAAGCGGTTGGTATAAACAGAACAATGAAGCATTGATGATTTGCTTCACCTCTCTACGGATTGTCGAGATGCTTGGGTGTTTGTACTGATTGCCGCCACGCGTCTTCATAAGGCGAGGCTTACTTACTGCATGCTGCCATGATGCAATTCGGATCTCGCTGGAGTTACAAACGTAGTAGGCGAAAATAACCCGCCAGGCATTTTCATCCACATTCTTCAGATAGTGACGAATGACAGCATCAATGAGCATCCCGTCATCATCACTACATACCGGTCGTGATGCTTGCTGGGGCTCGACGGTAGCCATGAATCTGGCAATCATGTTGATCATCGCTTTATCAATCTTGCCGGTCTGGCACCATGCGCCCCACAACTGGAGCCACTGGTCTATCCATTGATGCTGGTCGTTGGTTAATTCCAGTTTCATTATGCGGCTTCCTTCTGTGGCTGATTAGTTTTGGTCTGGCTGTGCTTTGCTACTGGTGGCAGATTGGCGCGCTTAACGCTTTCTGCCTGGTACTTTTCGAAATCAGCTCTGGTCATGATTCCACCACTCCCGTGCTGACTTTCTGTATTCAGGGTTCTCTGTCTGACAGATAATTTCCGCTCGATCGCCGCTTATCAGCTCGCGAGCTTTCGCATACAGCCTTTCTCTTTTCGAAAGCTGTGTCGTTTCATACCAGGTGCTGGCAACGAACTTTCTCGCTTCAACTGGAGTGAATGTCTTCACGCTGCCTCCCGCTGTTTCAGTGCTTTGAGCTTGGCGCGGTACTCATCGCGGATCCGGATGAAGTCTTCCCGGCGGTAGTTGGTCATTTCGTGGGGGCCATTGAGCCAGTCGACGTAATCCTGCCCGTAACGAGCGACCAGGCCAGCTTCGTATTGCTGCGCTACGGTCGCCTCCTTGGCGGTGTACTTGCCCGCTCCGGCATTGCATGACTTGCACTGCTTATGGGCATTGCGCTCTTCAAAGCGCAATTCAGGGTTAGCGCCTACAGTCTTGAAGTGGCCGCAGTCCCACTGGCCGCCATGGAGATCGGGTGGGTTGGTCTCGCCGCAGCTAATGCATGGCAAATCAGCATCACGCGCACGGATGTAGGCGTTGAATGCCTGCTGAGCCTGCGCCTTGTAGTACCCGGCAGGTCGTAGCTCTGCCAGGCGTTCCTTGCGGCGTTTTCGCCCGGCCTTCTCGGCTTCCTTCTGCTCCTTGATGCGCTTGGCCGCGGCCTTAACCTTCTCCTTTTCGCGCTCTTCCATCGCGAGGATTGCGCCGTGTTCCGGGCAGCACCAGCGGATCCGGATGTCGTGGAATTTCGGCACGAAGTATTCACCGCATACTTTGCACTTACGGCGGGATGGTTTACGCATGATTCCTCCGTGCCGCGAGACGCAGCCATTTCTGATCCACCAGGCGGGCGGTGTAGCCTTTCAGTGTCGGGATGTCGGACGGTTTAAGCGCTGGCTTACGTTTGCGGCGCGCCGGAACGCGGAAGATTTCGTTTGTGATGACGCGAGAAAGTGGAGTAGACATCAGGCCTCCTGCTTATCGCGCAGTTGCTGGTATTCACAGCTCTGCGGAATGGTCAGGTGACAGCCGATGTTCATCGCCCAGGCTTCGACCTTGCACAGGAAGATGTACATTTCGCCCGTTGCCAGATCAGACGTATGGCGAAGGGATTGGACGGTAGTGACCTCGCCAGACACGACGTCTACACGGTCCTTGCTTTCGTAGCCGAGATAGGTGTGCTTCATCGCGTCTTTGACCCACTCAGGCGTAGCGAAGGTCTTGCCGCGCGCGATCAGGTACTCGCTAATTTCCGTGTACCACATGTGGCTGAGCGCGTTCTGCGACAGGCTGCGCTTCTCGCGCCACGGTTTGACTTGCAGGCGGAAACATTGCCCGGCATCCAGCAATGGCTGAATCTGCTGGCCGATGGCCGCAAAGTTACCGCGATGGAGTTTGATGCCGTCTACTGGCAGAGTCATACGGCCTCCTTAACGGAAACCGCAGAATGCAGAAAATCGCAGGTGCATTTCTGCATCTGTGACAAGGTGAGGAGTTCAGGTTGTGGTCGCATTTAAGTCCCCTTAAATGCGCAGAAGTCACCGGAGTTGTTCAGGCTCCGATGACATGATTATAACATCACTTTTGAAAAATGATTACCAAAAATCAGTCACCACTATCTGCGAGTTTTTGCATGGCATCGCCATAACGTTCCATGCCTTTGGCAAGCGCCTGAGTAACCTCCTGCTGCGGTGCTGCTGGATACGCGCTACCTTCCTGACCTGGTTCATTGCTTCCGGTGCATGCATTACGGTGGTCATTGGCATGAGGGCAGCGCTTGTTACCGCAATCAGGACAAACGATGAAGCGCATGTCAGTCACCGTCACGGGGCGGCAGGTGTGGCACCAACACGTAGGTTCATTGAGAGCATCTCGTTCGGCCTTAATCTTCTCATCGTCGATTGCTATGCCAGAGTTGCGAATTGCTGCCACCCCTTCGCGTAACGTGCAAGGCTGGCTTACAGGCTCGGCACCCTGAAGCATGGCGGCGCGGCAGGCGTTCCAGCCAGCAGCTTTTCCGTGTTCAAACGCGCTGTCAAAGTCATCATCCATTTCCATCGCAGCGGGCACAGATACCGGCGCTGGCGGGTCTGTGTACAATGCCTGGCGCTGGTAGTTAGGCGCCACATTGCATTCATCTTCGCTATCAACGACCTTCCAGTTGCTGGGCGCCAGTCCGTTATGATGACGATAACGCCACGCCACAGCCTCCGCTTCGAGCGATGCCAGCGCGATACGCAGAGCTGCCAGCGTATTGCTGTCGTCATCGTCCAGGCCGAACGGGATGTCATCGCGGGTGGCTTCCATGCCCGCAATTTTCTGTTGAAGCCATTGTTTGTCGATGTTGCTCATTGGGCGGCCTCCTGGGCTCCAAGTTTTTCCCATATTTCAAGGCTGTTATCCGGCAGCAGCGCTTCACGCACGCATGGCTTGTAGTAGTGATGGAAAGCGAACGTCAGCCCGAGCTTAGTTGCGGTTTGGTTCTTTGCGCTCAGTAGCCCTAGTCCCATACAGATGGTTGTTGCAGTCCAGCCGGAGTGATAACCGGCAGCATGCTTCATGACTGTTTCAGCAAGGATGGTGCGGAAATCAGTGCGTCCAAAATTCGTGTTTTCGAAAGCGGCATTGATCACCTCGTCGGTCAGGTGTGCGTCTATTGCGTTGCTCATGACTGCACTCCTTTGCGAAGCTGGGCGGTGAAGTCACCGCAGATGGTTGCTGCTGCATCAAGCCCAATTTGTTCGTCCTGATAGCAATTAACAATTGCATTGCTAATTTTCAGGCAAACTTCGTCTACCGCGGCGGCTCGCACTTCAGCCAGAAAAGCCTGGTACGCAGGAATCTGCATCACAGCCAGTGACCTAATTATCTTCTGCACTTCCGGCGGGCACTGCTCATAGTGATCGTCTGTAATGAACACTGCCTCGTTGTGGATTTCTTCGACTGCACTCAGCTCCGCAGCCAGCGCCGCGCATCTGGCTTCAAGTGCGACCAATTTATTGCGCAGACCATCAGCACAGTCATGCGAGCCACTGCGACCTCTCTGGAAAGAAAATCCGCAATCACAGTAAAAAACATTGTCTTTTTCGGTAATCATGCTGTCACTCTCCCCCAAACCATCAATACCCTTCTCATCGCCGGACTGTTGCGGCACTCCTGGCAGATCACGTTTGTGTCCGTCCGCTGAATTAACTTCGACTTACCCTGCTTTATGCCCGGTATCGTGTCAGGGGCGTAGCGCTTGCCGTAACTGGTAAGGCTGTACAGGCGCTGGCCGTATTTTCCTTCACAGCTGATCAGGCCGTCGGCCAGCAACGTGCTCACCGTCCCGGATATCTTTTTGGTGTCCATACCGATAAGTCCTGCCAGTTTGACGCTGTTCAGGCCCGGGTTATTACGCAGGGCTGCCAGCACCTGCTCACGGATTGTTATGGTCATGTCACACCATCCCGTTCGACTTGTTGCGGTTGTACTTCGCCAGCAGCAGCTGGATCGGCGTCGGACCATGCTCGGCAGCCGGTGCTGCAATTGCCCGGCGTACCGGCGGCACTGGCTTACCCTCGGTGACGCGCTTCTCCCACATGTCCAGCAGATCGCCCGCCTCGCATGCCAGTTCACCATGAGTCAACTGGCGCTCTGTGCTGCGGTGGCGCAGTTCAACGCAGATGTGGTACATGACCGGCTGCGACCAGGGGAATTGCTCACTGGAAGTGAACTCGAACGAACGGTTACGCCAGTCCCAGTATTCGGCGATCACCTGGTCAACGTTGACGCCCAGCACCCCGCCGCTCTGTTTGCACCAGGCGACGAACTGGCCCGGAGACGGCAGGAATGGACGCTCCTGGCGGCGAGCTACACGCATGCCGGCATCGACCTGAGCCATGGTGTGGATCCCGTTCTCCTGAAACGCCAGCAGCCACTGACGGCGGAATTCGTTCAGGTCTTCCTGGGTGCGGAAGTTCGCCATGCTGGCCGGGAACGCGGCACGCAGCTCGTTGAACAGCTTGTTGAATACCTGCGCCACCTGCTCTACCGGGGCGCGCTCCTGGTACTGCTCTGGCAGATTATGGGCCATGCGGCTCATCTGCTCGCGATCGTGGTTACGCATCTGCTCTGCAAGAGATTTCATCGGATCACCCCATAGGCCCAGTCAGTGTTGTTGAAGTCCAGATCCTGCTTAGCGGCGCGCTGCTCGCCACCCGCATTGCGCTGCATTGTCAGTTTGTCCCACTGCTTACGCAGGCTTTCCGGGCTCAGGATGTTGGTCTGCCAGAAGTGGTGTTTGCTTGCCCAGTCGTACAGCGCGCAGATGTCCTGGTGCGACCGGTTGTCTATCTGGCGCATCAGGCGAACGGTGTTAGACCAGGAGGTCATGTCCGGGGCTTTGCAGGTTGGGTTAATCAGCCTCACCCTGGAGGAAATCCACTTAGCGATCTCGAGGTCTTCAGCCGATCCCCACTTCGCACCGGATGGCGTGTAGACCGCAGCTTCAGGATGAGCTGATAAAAATTTCTTCAGACGTGCGTCAGAGGATTCGTCAGAATTCTCGGACGAAGATCTTTTAATGTTTTTATTGTTGTTATTACATTGTTGTTCATGATTCTCGGTGAAACGCTCGGGTAAATGCGAGCCGTTATGCGCGGTATCACCTTCCGAAGCCGCACCATTACTGGCTTCGCCATGCTCGGCATTAAGCGCGGAGACATGCGCGGTGAAACGCTCGGGTAAATCGTACGTTTTTTGAGCATATTCAGCATAGTTTGTGATGGTTATCACAGAGCCTTTTCGCTTCTCTCCGGAGCGAGAAATCATCCCTTCACGCTCGAAAATATCAAGCATCCTGTCGACGGCGTGGCGACTGCATGGCTTCCCTTCCCTGTCGCATAAATTCAGCCCGAGATCGGCTGAGGTGGTGACCAGTTGTCCGGTTTGCAGCGGCCATTGGCGCCCCTTGAAGTTTGCTGTGTATGGCTGGCGGGCGGCAGACAGCAGCAGGTTTTCCCACAGCGTGCGCAGGAAGACGTCCTTCGACCAGGTTTGCTTCAGAACACTCCGGTACAACGGGATGAATCCGGTTTTCTGGTTCTCCATCCGGTTGCTCCTGACGGCAGAATGCGCCGCAAAGTTTGCATAGGCAACGTTCGACATAGCTATGACTCCCGTGCCTGGTGTTTTGGATTACTCTTTGTCATAATGACCTCGTAATTACTGCCGTAATTGCACCTGAAAGCCGTTGGTGTTCGAGCACCGCGGCTTTCGCCTTTTCAGAGCAGACCTGGCTGCTGCACACGCTTAACGCGCTTCTTTTCGAACTTGTCTGACGGAACTTGCTGCTTCTCTGCCCAAAGCTTTGCGTGTCGTAACACGTCATCGAAAATCCTCCCCTTACGACTAGCCTGTGACATACGCTTGTACATATCGACGGCCTGAAATGCCCCCCCCTGAGCCACCGCTACGGTGAATCCCTGTTTAATCAGTTCATCGCGCACATGCTTCTCGATAAATTCGATGTGGTTCATGGTCTTCTCCGGTTACATGACGCCGAGCATCGACGTCACCATCGTCATCAGCGGGCCTACCTGCTCCGGCATAAGGCGGAACAGCGACGCTATACCCTCGCTTACCTCTTTCAGCTTCTGATGCTCTGGAGCGTCCAGCAGCACGGCCTGCTTAGCCTCTGCGAGCTCTTTCTCGGCTTCAGCCAGACGAGACATTTTGCAATCGGCACCGATCAGGCGAGTGCGATACTCAACCGGCAGAACCGCCATGATTGCGGGCGTAAGCTGGCGCACGTTCTCGCGGTACTGTTCGGAGTCGAAACGGTTATCCAGAAAGCGGAACAGCTTCTGGCGGGCCCGGCTGATGTCTTCCGGGAAGCTGATGGCGGTCCCGCCCTGATCCCGGTATTCGTTGATGATCAGCGCCGAAACGACGTCCTGATTGTCCAGCGCCGACGACCATGCCCGGACCGCATCGCGGATCTTTTCGTGGTCCGGCGCCGCCTTAGGTTGAGCGCGGTTTATCATCGCTCCCGGGTGTATTCCGGTATTGTGTTGATACGCAAGTGAATGCATTGCTTTCCCTTTCGTGGTTAGGGCCGCCGGTTAGGCGGCTGTGTTATTCGCCCCAAGCAGCTGGGCGAGATCTGGACGGATATCTGCTGGTTTAAGCTTTCCGTTGGTTGCAGACACAATCTTCATTACGTAGCGGGCATCAATGCCGCCACCGTGCAACCAGCGCCATACCGTCGGCTGCGCCACACCGCAAAGGTCGGCTAATTTCTTCTGGCTACCAGCAATATCAATGGCGCGCTGGATGGTTTTGTTCGTCATATTCCAATTCCTATGAGTATTGGTGTGAATTGATAATAGCAATGCGTATTGATTTAGGCAATAGCTAAACGTGTTTTGACCATCAATACGCAAGCGTATAAATTTAAACTCATGAAAAAAGAAACTCTTGCAGAACGCCTGAATCAGGCGATGGAACTATCTGGCATGTCTCAGGGCGCCCTGGCTAAGGCGTCTGGTGTTGCTCAGCCCACCATCTGGCGGCTGACCAGTGGCAATGCCCGCGGCTCAACTAAAATCGTTGAGATTGCCAACGCGCTTGGCGTTCGCTCTGAGTGGCTTTCAACCGGAGTTGGCCCGATGCGTGACGATGGTCAAATGCCCGCAATTTCTCAGCCAAAAACCGAGCCTGGACCTACTGACACTTTCCGCATTGAAGCGCTAGACTTTTACGTAAGCGCTGGGCCAGGAGCCATCAACAGCGAGTTTGTAGAGGTGCTACGATCCGTGGAATATTCAGTCGAAGATGCCCGCAGGATGTTCAACGGCAGGAAGGCGGAGCAGATCAGAATCATCAATGTTCGCGGCGATAGCATGTCCGGAACCATTGAGCCTGGCGACTTATTGTTCGTCGATATCAGCGTTCAGCACTTTGATGGCGATGGGATCTACGCCTTCATCTACGATGACACATCCCACGTGAAGCGCCTGCAGAAGATGAAAGATAAGCTGTTGGTCATATCAGACAACCAGACCTATCGCCCATGGGATCCGATCGAAAAAGAAGAAATGAATAGGATACTGGTGTTCGGTAAAGTGATTGGGAGCATGCCTCAGACATACAGAAAGCACGGTTAGAAATTTTTAGCTTCATCATTAGACGCTTACACAGCAAAGGAAATAGAATGAAAAAGTGCCTTATCGCAGCTGCTTTGGCTGTTACTCTTGTCGGTTGCGCATCCTCTGGTAACCAGCAGTTGAAAAACGAAACCGAGACTAGCGTCCAGAGCAAAATCCAAGAAGGTAAAACGACGAAAGCGGAGGTGAAGGGCTTATTTGGATCACCAGATGCAGTGTCCTATACCGATGGCGGCAATGAGATTTGGAAGTATTCCTTCGCCAAGGTAAAAGTAAACGGCACCACCTTCATTCCGTTCTATGGCCTTTTCCATAACGGAACGAACGGCACCAAGAAAGAGCTAACTATCCTCTTCAAAGATGACAAGGTTCAGAAATACACCATGGCCGAATCAGCGATTAATACGAAATCAGGATGGGCTGATTAACGACTTGGTTATCCATCCCGGCTTTCTGGCCGGGTTCTTCACTGAATTGCTTTCCTTCCTTTTCGCACGATCTCCGCTGCATCTCTGTTAATCCCTTTACCGATCACGTTGCCGGTTTCCTTTCGGTACTGCTCCAGCTTGTCGATTATAGCTTGCTGAGTCACAGGTAAATCTGCCAGACATAACTCCATCACCGCACGCCCAGCAGCGTGAGCCATCATGTTAATTCTCTCATCATCCAGTTCCATGAATACCGCCCTCTAGATGTTTTTATGAGCATAACATGCAACTTTTACAAAATTAAATTCCTTTAGCTATCAACGCGATAATAGCAATTGCTATTAATTAATATCAATACGTATTGCTATAAACAATACTCATCGCTATTATCAATCCATCGAAACGAAACATCGACAGCTGAGCGAAGTTAGCCAGCGGCGAAGTGGAGATTCGGTCAGTCGAACGGCGCGACAGTAAACCATGCGTCGGACGCCCGGCGGGCTCAGGGAGAGCGGCAATGGTGCGTAACTGGAATGTTTTGGGGTGTGGTGTGTTCTTCGGAACGACCTGGAAGCGGCTGGATAGACATTCGCATAGGCCAGCAAGGTGCGAAACACCACACCACCAAAGCATTTCTCCCGCATCAGCGGGTAACGACAGAGGGTAAGGCGATGGAATTTTCAGATATTCACGCATCAATGTTGATTATGACTGATCGCGAAAATCAGCTGAGTTCAGACATGCAAGGCGATTGGAAAGTACTGCGTGTCGATGATTTGTCATTCACTATTTCTCGCCCTGAGGGAGGGCAAGAAGAACATTTCTCTCCCTGCGCTTCCATCAACTTCATAGCCGCCTAACCAGCGGCTTTTTCATACCTGGAGTCATTTACGAGTGGCTCAAGTTATGACAACCGGCGGCCATCCACCGCCCATTGAAACACTGAATAAATGCGTTGAAGTCTTGTATTAACCGTTCCGTTCGCCGCGATAAGGCCAAGAGGATTTATGAGCAACCAAATCACAGTAGGTTTTTCAGGCCTGACGAAGCGAATTTTCGCTGGTCGTTCAAAGCCGAGCAAATTGACGCCCGGCGTTCGTGAGTTCACTGGTGAGAAATTTGATGTCACAGACGAGGCGCTATTTGCAGTGGCCCATCTTCTCGCGGTTCGTGATGACATCCTTATATTCCCGACAGCTGATGGGAAAGAGATTCACCTCCGCGCCGACATCAAAGAAAAGCGGGAGGCACCATGACAGTCACCCACAACGGCAAGCAGTACACCGCCAAAAAGCTCAACGATAACGAGTGGCAGCTGACGTCGGTGTCGGCACCGCGCGACAAGCTGACGCTGAACCGCTGGCAGATGCATATCGCTGGCCTCCTGAAACAGGTTGAGGTGAAGGCATGATCAATCATCACCTGCTGCGCGCCGCGCAGAGCAAAGCTGCCATTGCCCTGTTTATCGGTGATGGCGCCATGTGGATGGCAGCCTACGACGAAATGAAGGTTGCCATCGGTTATCCGTGGCATAGAAAAATAGCCTAACCCCCTATTCAACCGATCGGCCTGGCTCAATGCGGGCGGGATCTGCACATCCAAATTTCAGGAGTTCAGCCATGAACGCATACCTCACTTACGACCGCATCGAAGATCGGCGCTGGGCTGAGCAGCAGCTCGACGACGAGAAAGAGAAGTGGATCGACGACCGGGCGCAGAAAATCATCGACATGATGCCAAAAGAACCGTCCGGCCTCTTCCACTTCACGGTCCCGATTGACTCCAGTCCATACGAAGGGCTTCGCAGCGATAAAGCTGGGGAGGCCTACAACGATTTCATTTCGGCAGTTGCTTACGCCCAGGCGGAATACGACTGGGAACACCGTACCGGCTGCCCGTTTTAATTATTGAGGGGATTAACGATGGCAAACGAATTAACAATCACGGCGAGTGCGCTGGCGGAAAAAGGTATCGACGTCGCTACCTGGAGCGCGCTGAAGAACAGTATCTATCCTGGCGCCAAAGACGAATCGGTAATGATGGCGCTCGATTACTGCCGCGCCCGACAGTTGGATCCGTTGCTGAAGCCCGTTCACCTCGTGCCGATGAGCGTCAAAGACTCAAGAACGGGTAAAAGCGAATGGCGCGACGTGGTCATGCCGGGCATCGGGCTTTACCGCATTCAGGCAGACCGCTCCGGCGATTATGCCGGGGCCCGCGAACCAGAGTTCGGGCCAGACACGACTCAGACGCTTTCTGGTGTCGAAGTAACTTTCCCTCAATGGTGCAAATACACCGTCTACAAGCGCATGCCCAGCGGCGAGATCGTCGAGTTCAGTGCCAAAGAATACTGGATTGAAAACTACGCCACCGGCGGCCGCGACACCACGGCGCCGAACGCGATGTGGAAAAAGCGCCCATACGGACAGCTGGCGAAATGCGCAGAAGCCCAGGCGTTGCGTAAGGCCTGGCCCGAGATCGGACAGCAGCCTACCGCCGAAGAAATGGAAGGCAAATCACTGGACGTTGATATCCGTGACGTCACGCCGCGCAACACCACAGAAGCGCTTCCACCAGCAGCAAGCGAAGAAACGCTTCAGGCGATCACCGATCTCTTAACGACCCTGGATAAAGACTGGGAGAAAGACTTCCTCCCACTGTGCAGCGACATCTTCAAACGGCAAATTCTTGAGGCGTCAGAGCTCACTGAAGAAGAGGCACAGAAAGGGTTTGGCTTTCTTCAGAAAAGAGCTAAGGCGGCAGCATGACACCAGAAATTATCCTGGCCCGGACCGGTATTGACGTTACCACTATCCAACAGGGCGATGAGGCGTGGCACCGGCTGCGCCTCGGCGTCATTACTGCCTCAGAAGTACACAACGTCATATCCAAGCCACGATCTGGGAAGAAGTGGACAGACATGAAAATGTCCTACTTCCACACGCTGCTCGCCGAGGTATGCACCGGCGTCGCACCAGAGGTTAACGCCAAGGCGCTGGCCTGGGGCAAGCAGTACGAGGAAGACGCCCGTACCCTCTTCGAGTTCACCACAGACGTGAAAGTCACGGAGTCTCCGATCCTGTTCCGTGACGAGAGCATGCGCACTGCGTGCTCCCCTGACGGCCTTTGCAGTAACGGATTCGGCCTTGAGCTTAAATGCCCTTTCACCTCTCGCGACTTCATGAAATTTCGTCTCGGGGGTTTCGAAGCGATCAAGTCCGCGTACATGGCCCAGGTGCAGTACAGCATGTGGGTGACCGGAAAAGAGGCCTGGTTCTTTGCCAACTATGACCCGCGCATGAAACGCGAAGGCATTCACCATGTCGTCGTTGAGCGGGATCCGCAATACATGGCCAATTTTAACGAAATGGTGCCGGAGTTCATCGAGAAGATGGACGAGGCGCTGGCGGAGATTGGCTTCACGTTCGGGGAGCAGTGGAAATGAAACGCACACCCTTCTACCGCAGGCCCGGGCGAACCGGGCAATTCTCTGGGCTCCGTGAGCGCGTTATCTGGATGATTCAGACGCGCGGCCGCCCGGTCACCGGTAGCGAAATAGCCGAGAAGTTTGGCGTAACACTCATCGAATTTAACCGGGTCGCCAACGGCATTACCCGCGGATCCGGGCAGATAGCGCAGATCGTTGAGTCGGAAAAATGGCTGAACGAGGACGGCATCTGCGACCGGAAATTTAGCTTGGCCAGCAAGCCAAAGGTCGTAACGCCGCAAGGCAAATCACGGCTGTTCACCCGGCGCGCCATTGAGCAATCGCAGGAAAGTAGACGGCAGGAGTGCATTGAACGTGCCGCCCGCCGTAGCCGCCTGATTGCTCAGGGCCTCTACATCGACGAAATGGAGTCCATCCTATGACTCACGCTCACGACGACATCAGGGTTGGCACACTGCGCCTTCCCTTCATTGGTAACGGCTGGCTAATGCCATGGGGTGAAGTGGCAAGCAATCCATTAAAGGCGCAGCGGCTAGCTGAGGAATATCGGGAAAGTCAGGAGGCGGCATGAAATACGGAAGCGTGTGCAGCGGCATCGAAGCTGCCAGTAAAGCGTGGGAACCTCTCGGCTGGAAACCTGCCTGGTTCTCTGAAATCGAACCCTTCCCCTCAGCGGTTCTCGCCCATCACTGGCCGGAAGTATCAAACCTCGGCGACATGACCAAAATCGCCGATGCGGTCTTCGCTGGTGAAGTAGAAGCGCCTGATGTTCTGGTCGGTGGCACGCCTTGCCAGGCATTCAGTATCGCCGGCTTACGTGAAGGCCTATCTGATGACCGCGGCCAGTTAACCCTCTCTTACGTGGAATTAGCCAATGCAATCGACGCAAAGCGCCGCGAACGCGGTGAGCCAGAAGCAATCATCGTCTGGGAAAACGTCCCCGGCGTGCTCAGCAGCAAAGACAATGCCTTCGGGTGCTTTCTGGCAGGACTTGCCGGAGAAAGCAGTGAGTTGCAGCCATCAGGGGGAAAATGGACGCACGCAGGTTGTGTGTCTGGACCACAAAGGGTTATCGCCTGGCGTGTCCTTGATGCTCAATTTTTCGGAGTGGCCCAACGACGCCGCCGTGTGTTCGTTGTCGCAAGTGCTCGAAAAGGATTCGATCCCGCAGAAGTACTTTTTGAGTTCGACAGCGTGCGCCGGGATTCTGCGCCGCGCCGAGAAACGCAAAAGGCTGTTGCCGCCCTTACTGCACGAGGCGTTGGAACGTGTGGCGCTGACGACAATCAGGCACAAGCAGGACACCTGATAGCTCAGTGCGCTAATGGTGACGTTAGCCACACATTAAAGGGTGAAGGGTTTGATGGCAGTGAGGACGGAACCGGGAGAGGTGTTCCAGTTGTAGCTTTCGGCGGTGGCAATACTGCCGGTCATATTGATGTAGCGACCGCCTGCACCGCGCATGGGATCAGGTTAGATTTTGATACTGAGACTTTCGCAGTGCATGGCACGCAGGATCCAGATACCAATCGGGAACTGGCACACACACTAGGCCGCAACAACGGCCAAGAAAACGCCTGCATTGCATTTAGCTACAAAGATAATGGCGCTGATGCTACGTCGGATCTGTCACCAACGATTCGCGCAGGCAACCATGATAAAAGCCATGCTAACAGCGGACAGCCTCCAGCTATTGCGTATGCATTCAAGGCCGGACAGGGTGCGAAAACGGGTGGCATTGGTTATGCGGAAGAGCAATCACCGACATTAACCAGCGCCAGCAGCGGAACCAACCTTGCACCGGCGGTAATGCATGGTATTGCCGTGCGCCGCCTAACACCGATTGAGTGCGAGCGCCTTCAGGGCTTTCCAGATAATCACACTCTGATCGGCTGGCGCGGGAAGGATGCTACCGAATGCCCGGACGGGCCACGCTATAAAGCGATCGGTAACAGCATGGCGGTACCGGTAATGCGATGGATCGGAGAGCGCATCGCCGCAGCGCTGCCAGCCGAGAAGCTGAACGGTGATTATGGCGGAAGTAAAACACCGCTCGAACAGCGCGACCTCTGGCGCACTCCACCAGCCATCTTCGTTTCCCTTGATGCTGAGTTTTGCTTCCAACTGGATGCCGCCGCAGCGCCGCATAACGCTCTGTGCCGCAAGTTCATCACTGCCGAGCAGAACACGCTGGAAACGCCATGGGCTGATTACCTGAATGTGCCTGGCTACGTCTGGCTGAACCCGCCATACAGCGACATCATGCCGTTCGTTAAGAAGGCCGCTGCCGAGAGCGCCAATCAGATCGGCACGGTCATGCTGGTTCCGGCAGACACTTCGGTTGGCTGGTTCAAAGAGGCGATCCAGACCGCCAGTGAGGTTCGCTTTATCACTGCCGGGCGGCTCGCATTTATCAACCCGGTCACCGGTAAGCCAGTCAGCGGCAACAATAAAGGGTCGATGCTCATCATCTGGCGACCGTATCCGCGTACACACTGCCACTTTGCAACTGTGGACCGGGACGAGCTTATGGCTTTCGGGACGAAACTTCTCGCCCGCCGGGAGGCCGCATGACGCCAGAAAAAGACAACGCCATCCGCGCAGCTTGCCGCCGCTGCACCGAGGAAATCCAGCAGGCCATGCGCAAGAAGCCAAATCCTAACTGGAACGAAACGGTGCCTCCCATCATCAACAAGCATCACAAGAAAATTGAAGCTCTGGGAGTTAGCCACCTGGAGTTCGTCGTCAAAACTGGCCGCCTTAATGGACGGTTTGGAGCAGAACAATGAATATGAAAACTGAAAAAATCGTGATGATGGACAGCGATGAAGCGGCCAGCATCCAGACTGTAACTGGCTGGGTAGACCGACAAGGCCGTTTCTGGGGAAAAGACGAACACCAGGCGCGTTGGTGCGGCGCTACTCATCGCAAGTGTAAAAACAAACCTGATGAGCACCCTATTCATAGCACTCATGGCTATTGCGAAGAATGCCACCGCGAAAGCCGACAGGCGAAGTTCGCTACCTTTGAGCGCGCGGTATGGGCCGGAGAGCCGCTCGTTATCTTTGATGATGACCAGTACTTTTTCGATGCTGAATCGCTGGCCGACTATTGCTATGAGCACTCCCTGCTGCCGAGCGAGTTGCAGTTAATGATCTGCGAACCTAACTACCCGCCGGAGTTCGATCTGGAGCAGCACTGCGAAGAGATAATGCCTGATGGTGATGACTATTACTGCTTGCCGCAAGCTGTGCGTGATGCTGCTGAGGCGCTGAATAAGGCGCTGAAAGAAAGTGCGCCAGTATCGTGGAGCGCCAGCAATCGCGTGGCGATCGTCTCTGACGACATGCTCAACGATGAGCAGAAGGCCGAAATAATGGCGGAGCGCGCTGCATGAACAGAGCCTCGCCCGTTGATTTGAGGAAAAGCCTCGAAATTGCCAACCACCTGGCGCACATCGGGATTCGCTTTGTACCGATCCCGGTGGCGACCGAGGAAGAATTCCAGACGCTGGCTGCCGAGTTATCGCGACGGCTTGAGCAGATGGCGGTTGAAGCCGAGAAGAATGAAGGCGGTACAGCATGAAAGCTCTAATCACCAGGTCGCTAAAGCGGCCTTTTTTATTGCTGGCGTTCACATTCAACCGAATTAACCGACAGTTCCGGGAGCATTGACCATGGCCGACATCATCGACACAGCAGCAGAGATTGAAGAGCTTCAGCGTAACGCGGCCCTTTCTGCTCACCGAGTAAACCGCAACGCCATATCAGCTGAGCGTTGTGAAGAATGCGACGAACCAATTCCCGAGCCGCGGAGCGCTGCCGTTCGAGGCTGCCAGACGTGCGCAAGTTGCCAGGAAGAGATCGAGTTGAGGAATAAGCAGAGGGGGATCCAGTGAAAGAGCGCGGAATGATTTTCAACGGCGAGATGGTGCGCGCCATCCTCGACGGCGGCAAGACGCAGACGCGGCGGCCAGTGAAGGTCCCACACATTGATAGAGATGCAATGTGCGAATTATCTGGCAATGAATTGGCTGGTGAGTTATCGGCGGGAAATTACAGAAACAGTCCACACGGTAAACCAGGTGATCGTATCTGGGTGCGGGAGACTTGGGCACGCTACAACATTGACCAAGATAGCCACGATATGGCTTACCGAGCTACGCCACCTGCAGACTGGCCGGAAGAAGGAAGATGGCGTCCATCAATTCACATGCCGCGCTGGGCCAGTCGCCTAATGCTGGAAATTACCGGTGTGCGAGTTGAGCGATTGCAGGCCATTACCCTTGGGGATATCTGTAAAGAAATCGGCTGTGGTCTTTACGACTTCCGCCCTGCCACTTATGGCTTTCAGGTGTGGGAAGATCTGTGGAAGTCCATCTACGGGGAAGAAAACTGGCAGGCCAACCCCTGGGTCTGGGTAATCGAATTTAAGGTGGTTCCTAATGTTCCAGCTAATTCAACGGGGTCAGATTTACGCTGACCAGCACGGTTGGCCCGTCATCATCCACAGTTGCAATTCTCAGATAGTCCGCTACTGGCGACAAGGCCGGATCAACACCGCTTCAATCGACCGATTCAACAATGATTTTGAGCACCTCGATCACCGTGAGGCGGCGCAGATACGCGCCGAACTGGAGACGAGCGAGCACATTAAATCGCTGCGCGCCCAGCGTGCGGCGTAAGGAGAACTATGAGCACCATTCAGGACATACGAAACCAGCTATCAACTCTGGTCACAGAGGCGCACAAAGTGGCGTGCTCCCTCGATATAGGTGATGAGCGAACCGAGGCTTTCGAGCTATACGAAGCGCTTCGTCGACTTCAACGCCAGGGTGCCGCTGGTGAAATACTTTCCGCAACAAACCCACTTCTCGCATCACCATATTACGACGGGGACTGGGACGAAGATGAAGACGACTGACGCAACTGATAGCCAGTTATGAGCTGGCTATTGGGTGCGAAAGCACTGCCACGTAATCCACCTTTCCCCGGCCATCGCGCCGGGTTCTTTTTTGCCTGGAGAAAACCATGAGCGACATTATTCAGCTGGTACCGAATAAATGGGTCACAGAGGAACTTTTAACTGCGACAACCGGCATGTCAAAGCACATGATTCAGCATGCCCGCCGGTCAACCTGGATGGAGGGGAAGCATTATCGTCATGTTGCCCCTGATATGGCACCCAAGCAAAACAGCCCAATCATGTATAACCGCGATGAGATAAACCACTGGATCGAGCACCAAAGCCCAGCGAAACGCCGGAGAATATCTGCTTAAATGTCCTTTGACACATCAAACGAGGAATGATTATGGCAGCATACCCAACAGGCGTAGAGGTTCATGGAGAATCGTTACGCATATGGTTCATATATCAGGGGAAGCGTGTCAGGGAAAATCTCGGCATACCTGACACGCCGAAAAACAGGAAAATGGCAGGCGAGCTTCGGGCTTCAGTCTGCTTTGCGATAAAGACAGGCACATTCAATTATGCCTCACAATTCCCGGATTCATCGAACTCAGAAAAATTCAGTACTGTCAGAAAGCAAATCTCACTACTTGAACTGAAATCGAAATGGCTTGGGCTTAAGGAGATGGAGCTTAGTCTCGGGACGCTGAGGCGTTACGATTGCCACCTCACAACCACTATCGAAACAATTGGTGAGAACAGGTACATCGGCAGCCTGAACACTGAAGATATCCTTAGTGCCAGGAAGGAGCTACTGAACGGCTGGCAGAAGACAAGGCATGGCCTAAATCATCCACCCAAAAAGGGAAGAAGCGTTCCTACAGTCAATAGCTATATGGCATGCCTTGGCGGGATGCTGAGCTTTGCTTTCAAAAGTGGCTACCTGAAAACCGATCTGATGGCAGGTATTACCCCTCTCGCAAAAGAAAGACCCATTCCAGATCCTCTTACTTCTGATGAGTATCAGAGAGTGGTTGCGGCCTGCCCAACGCTACAGTTTCAGAATATGGTTATCTTTGCGGTAAATACAGGCGTCAGGCATGGGGAGCTTAGCGCATTAGCCTGGGAGGATGTGGACACTGTTAACTGGACAGTTACAGTGTCACGTAACTATTCCATGAAGGGTAACTTCACCCTGCCCAAAACCAATGCCGGGATTCGGACTATACAGTTGACCCAGCCAGCAATTGACGCGCTTAAAGCGCAGATGCCACTGACCAGAATGATGGCATCCCACAAGGTAAGCGTCAGCCTACGGGAATACAAAAAAAAGAGAACCGATGAATGCACCTTTATATTCTCGCCGTCCATTACTTCAATGAATGGTAAGAAGACGATGTGCTACGTCCCCGGGTCTATTAATTCGGCCTGGCGCACTGCCCTGCGTCGTGCAGGCGTCCGGCAAAGACGATCTTATGAAACCAGAAACACATATGCTTGCTGGGCACTGGTAGCTGGAGCGAATCCAAACTTCGTTGCGCACCAGATGGGCCATTCGTCAGCGCAAATGCTCTTCACGGTTTACGGTAAATGGATGACCGAGAATAACCATGACCAGGTGGGCATTTTGAACGCATCATTTACTCAAAATGCCCCACTGATGCCCCATAGAAAAACCGCATAACCTCAAGTATCTGATTTTAAATATCAATATCACTTCAATCATGATTCATCTGGATGAGCAAGGTCGGATCGTTTGCCTTTAGCTTCCTGCCGGTAATGTTCTGTATCGCCATTCCTCTGGGTCTGGCGCGCGAAAACAAAGGCGTGGCGGCGTTTGCGGGCTTCGTTGGCTATGCGGTCATGAACCTTGCGGTTAACTTCTGGCTGACCGCCAAAGGGATCCTGCCGACGACCGACGCGGCGGTACTGAAAGCCAATAACATTCAGAGCGTGATTGGTATTCAGTCCATCGATACCGGGATCCTTGGAGCCGTGATCGCGGGGGTGATTATCTGGATGCTGCACGAGCGCTTCCACAACATCCGCCTGCCCGATGCGCTGGCCTTCTTCGGCGGGACCCGCTTTGTGCCAATCATTACGCTGGTTGTGATGGGTCTGTTTGGTCTGATCATCCCTCTGATTTGGCCGATTTTTGCCATGGGGATCACCGGGATTGGCCGCATTATCAACGGCGCGGGTGATTTCGGCCCGATGATTTTCGGTACGGGTGAACGTCTGCTGCTACCGTTTGGTTTACAGCACATCCTGGTTGCCCTGATCCGCTTTACGGAAGCAGGCGGCACCATGGACGTTTGCGGTCATTCCGTTAGCGGCGCGCTGACCATCTTCCAGGCCCAGCTGAGCTGCCCGGCCACTCACGGCTTCTCTGAAAGTGCGACGCGTTTCCTTTCTCAGGGTAAAATGCCTGCCTTCCTCGGCGGCCTGCCGGGTGCTGCGCTGGCGATGTACCACTGTGCCCGTCCGGAAAATCGTCATAAAATTAAAGGTCTGCTGATCTCCGGCGTTATTGCCTGCGTGGTGGGCGGTACGACAGAACCTATCGAGTTCCTGTTCCTGTTCGTGGCACCGGTACTGTACCTCATCCACGCCGTACTGACGGGCCTGGGCTTTACCGTGATGGCTGTGCTCGGTGTGACCATCGGTAACACCGACGGTAACGTGATTGACTTCGTGGTATTCGGTATCCTGCACGGCCTGTCCACCAAGTGGTATCTGGTGCCGGTTGTGGCCGCCATCTGGTTCGCGGTTTACTACGGGATCTTCCGCTTCGCCATCACCCGCTTCAACCTGAAAACGCCTGGCCGCGATACCGATACGGCCACCAGCGTTGAACAGGCGGTGGCCGGTACCGTTGGGAAATCCGGATATAACACGCCGGCTATTCTGGCGGCGCTGGGCGGTGCGGATAATATTACCTCTCTGGATAACTGCATCACCCGCCTGCGTTTGTCGGTGGCGGACATGTCCAAAGTGGATACCAACGCACTTAAAGCTAACCGGGCTATTGGCGTAGTACAGTTAAATCAGCACAATTTGCAGGTCGTCATTGGCCCGCAGGTACAGTCAGTGAAGGATGAGCTGGCAACCCTGATGCGAACCGTCGAAGCCTGA